CCGTTCCGTAAAATCTGCGGCCTTCCCCCATCCGTGCGTCACGAGTGGCTTCGCGCAGATTTCACTAAACGCATCTGGGACCCGCTCAAAGTTCGCGGTGACATATGAGCGTCCACATCGTTCGCCACTCAGACGACGGTTACATCATCATCGTCTTCGACCGTAAATCGCAAACCTGGATCGCAGTCGCCACAACACCTCACGAACTTTTGGCAAAACAAATATCAGTCGCACTACAACGGAGCATGACATGACCTCTTACGCAATTTACATAGAAGAAGGCACAACTTTCTGCATCATCAAAGCAGATCGAGATGGCGTTTATCGCAAAATTGCTGTGTGCGAAAACAAAGCAACTGCTGAACTTATCCTTTCAGGTCTTGTTGAAGCGGAGATGCAATAATGCCATCCCTTAAAGACCATCACTCCGCAGACACCACAAAGCTGTTGTTCGTGGGCGACTCGGGATCAGGCAAGACCGGCGCACTTGCGAGCCTTGCGGCGGCGAACTACAAAATTCGCATCCTCGATCTCGACAACGGCGTGGATGTGCTGCGCGACCTTTTGACATCAGGCCGCTACGCGAAAGACAGCATCGCAAACGTGGATTACGTGACCATCACGGAGCCAATGAAAAACGTGGGCGGCAAGTTGATCCCCGCCAAGGCCAGCGTTTGGCAGCGCACGACAAGCATGTTGGGCGATTGGAAAGACGGCGACACGAGCCTCGGTGCGATCACCACATGGGACAGCAAGACAGTTCTCGTCATCGACTCGCTCACCATGCTTTCCGACGCAGCTTTGTCTTACATTTTGGCAATGAACGGTCGCCTCGGTCAGCATCCTCATCAAAGCGATTGGGGCTTGGCTCAGGTTTTGGTCGAAAACCTTCTTCGTATGCTCTACGACGAGTCCGTAAAATGCAACGTGATAATCAACTGCCACATCAAACCGATGGGAGACGAAAGTGGCCCGGAGCGTTACTATCCTAACACTTTGGGAAAAGCTCTCCCTCCGAAAGTGGGCCGTTACTTCAACACGGTCTTGCTTGCGCAGTCTTCTGGTCGCGGGCAAAATCTCAAACGCCAGATCTTCACCACGTCTCAAGGAACGATTGAGTGCAAAAACACAGCACCTTCAAAAGTTCAAGCGTCTTATCCGCTCGAAACAGGTTTAGCCGACTATTTCGCGGCTGTAAGGAATTAGGACCAAAGGTCCTAATACTGGCCCCTCACGGGGTCTATTCACTATGGAGTAAAAAATGGCTGTTAATTTCAAAGACCTCCTCGCTGTAAATCTCGATGATGTGAAAGCGCCGATGGCGCTGCCGGAAGGCACTTATCACGGCACGATCGCTTCGTTCGAATACGGAGATAACAACAAGAACAAGACGCCTTACGTGCGTTTTGGCTTGAAGTTCCACTCCGCGAGCGATGATGTGGACCCGAAGGACTTGGCGGAGATCGACCTTTCGACTCGCAAGATGTCCACGGACTTCTACCTCACGCCGGATGCGCGTTTCCGCTTGAAAGACTTTCTGGAGTCACTTGGCCTCAAGACGACTGGTTCGACGTTTGACGAACTGATCCCGGAGGCTGTCGGCCAGAGCGTTCTTGCTTACATCACGCAGCGTTTCAACCCGGAACGCCCGGATGATCCGCCGAGAAACCAGATTAAAACCGTCAAAGGCGAATAATCTAACAAAGCAGGGAGGGGGATTCCCCCTCCCTCACTTGGAGGCTGAAATGGTTAAGTGCAAAATTGACGATTGCGAAAATGTAGCCAAGACCAAAGGCTGGTGTGGCAAGCATTATCAGCGCTGGCTTGTAAACGGCGATCCGCTTTACATTCGCACTCAACCAAAAGGCTCTCGAAAGACTGCTATTTGTTCAGTAGATGATTGCTCTCGGCCAGTTCATGCAAACTGCTTATGCGGTAAACATCAGCAGCGCCTTTACCATCACGACTCAACAGATGCTCGCCGGAACGAAAACGGGGCAGGGCACGTCCACCACACAGGCTACCGTTATCTGAAAATAAATAACACACGAGTAGCAGAACACAGACTGATCGCGGAAAGGGCTTTGGGGAAACCACTTCCTGCTGGAGCAGTCGTGCATCACATCAACGGAGTTAAATCCGATAATCGCCCATCAAATTTAATCGTCTGCCCAGACGAAGCCTATCACAACTTACTTCACACTCGCCAAAACCAATTTGGTTACGAAGGATCACTGTAATGGACATTTCCCTTAAAGACATCTGGATTGACCGTGGGTCACGCCAGCGAAAAGAAATTATAATCGACGATCTTTTGGAAAGCATTCCGAGGAATGGGGTGTTGGTGCCGATCATTTTGGTGGCCGAGACAGGCCCCGCAAACCAACCCTACAAGCTAATCGCAGGCGAACGGCGCTTCACAGCATCTCGCCAGTTGGACCTCGAAACCATCCCGGCTCGATTACTGTCGGACCTCTCGCCAATCGAGCAGCGTGTCGTCGAACTCGAAGAAAATTTGAGGCGTAAAGATTTGGGCTGGCAGGATCAATGTCTCGCGATGGCTTCGATCCATGAAGTGCTGGGCCAGCAACACGGCGATAGCTGGAACTACACGAAGACCGCGGACAATCTGGGTTATAGCCCCGCGTGGGTGCAGCGATGCTGCCGTGTCGCCAAGGAACTCCATCGCGATAACGTGCGAATGATGGAGTCTGCAACTCGGGCCTACAACTTTATATCCAGAGAGGATGAACGGGTCGCGGCGGACGCGGTTAGCAACCTTTTGCATAGCGCCACGGCGGCGGCCAATGACGCCCTTGAAGGGGTGGAAGGTAGTAACCCCCTAGACGACCTTTTAGACGCAACCACCGGCCAAAAAACCCCCCATACCGGCGCATCGGCGGACGCCCCGCCGAAATCGGCACGAACGGCACCCCTCATAACTCCAGCCGACCAGTCCATCCTTCAAGAGTCGTTCCTCGACTGGGCTCCAGCCTATCGGGGCGAACCCTTCAACCTGATCCACTGCGACTTCCCCTACGGCGTGAATGTCTTCGGGGGCGCATGGTCTGGCAAGCGCACCACATCTGGCTACGACGATGGCGCAGACGTTTACATCAAACTAATCGAATGCTTGTGCGCCAATCTTGATCGCGTCATGGCGCATTCCGGGCATCTGGTGTTTTGGCTTTCCGGCGACATCAAAATCCAAGCGCGCACACTCGAAATGTTTTCCGACCTCGCGCCCAACCTTTCATTCTGCTCCTTCCCACTAATCTGGGTCAAGAGTGACAACGTGGGAATTGTGCCGGACCCAAAACGCGAACCCAGACGCATTTACGAGACGGCCCTGATCGCAAGCCGCGAGGACAGGCTGCTTGTGAAGCCCGTCAGCAACGCAATCGCCTCCCCAACCAACAAGGAGCATCATCCCCACACCAAACCCGAACCAGTCCTCAAGCACTTTTTACAAATGTTCGTCGATTCGAACACCAGATTTCTCGATCCGACATGCGGTGGTGGGTCATCGCTGCGGGCCGCAGAAGCCCTCGGAGCCGATCATGTTATCGGCCTCGAGATTAACGATGAATACGTGACAAACGCGAGACGAGCCCTCAATCAATCGCGTGTGCTGCGGAAAGCATCGTCCATGCAAAAGGAGCAAACCTCATGAGCACACTCGCTGAAAAAATCGACATCAACGACCTTTACGAAACCATCGCTGACATCAAACCCGTCGCACAACAGGAGCCCGCTGTGAACAAAGTCCCCCATTCTCTCGCCGCCCCCGTCAATCTTGCTGGCAGCAATCCGCAGCTTACCATCATGGCTGATGCGATGAAGCGGGCCGAAAAGCTATTCACCACGAAGAATGCAGAATACGGCGACAAGACTGACATTTTGGCAAACTTCCGTCGCCTCGCAGACCAGCAGGGCGTCCCCATGTCAACCGCGTGGTTTTTTCTTGCTGGCAAGCACATCGACACTATCACACAATACGTCAAAGATGTGCGCGAAAATAAATCCCGTGCGCGGTCCGAGCCCATCCGTGATCGCATCGACGACATGGTGGTTTACAGCTTGCTCCTGCTCGCTATCGTCGCAGAGGAAAACCGCTGATGGCAAATCTGTCATTCGGTGAAAAGATCGTCCGCAAATCTTTCAACCCTTCCGAACAAGCAGACGTGAAAGAAGCAAAGCGTCTTGCGGCAGAGTTGATCGACTTTTGCTACGACATGATGCCGGACGGCGCTGGCTCCGAACTTAAAGACGAAGAACTGCGACTTTACGGCCAAGCAATCACTTCGTTCGAAGCCGGAGCCATGTGGCTTGTCAAAGCTCTAACCGCAAAGCAGCAGTAACATGCACAACGCAGCGCCAGCATTCGCTCATTCTTCTGGTCCGAAAGACGCAAAGATTGCGTTTGTCGGTGAAGCCTGGGGTGAGCAAGAGGCAATGGTCGGAAAGCCCTTCCAAGGCTACGCAGGTCAAGAACTGACTCGTATGCTGAAAGAGGCAGGGATTGCTCGAAAAGATTGCTTTCTTACAAATGTGCTGGCGCTGCGTCCCCCAAACAATGACTTCACCGCGCTTTGTTGCAAAAAGGCTGAGTGCGGCGAAGACTATTCCCACCCCCATTTAGGTAAAGTCGGACAATATCTTCGCCCCGAATATCTGTCAGAACTGGAGCGCCTCCGTGTCGAATTGGAAGAAGTTCGCCCTAATATCACTGTCGCTTTGGGGGCTACAGCTTGTTGGGCTTTGCTTGGCACTAATGGTCTTGGAAGCCTACGCGGGACAGTGGCAACAGGAACTCTTGCTGGCGGCAAAGTCCTCCCGACCTATCACCCTTCGGCAGTCTTGCGTAATTGGGCCAATAGGCCGATTACCCTCGCGGATTTAATGAAGGCCAAACGCGAAAGTCTTTTCCCAGAAATCAAAAGACCCTCCAGACGCATTTTGGTCAACCCGACAATCGCAGAATGCCATGAATGGATCGCGCAACACATTCGTGCTGAGAGCGCCTGCGACATCGAAACAAAATACGGCATGATCGAGATGATCGGATTTAGCGCCGACGCTGAAAACGCAATGGTCGTTCCATTCTGGGACCGCTCGAAAGGCGGAAATTACTGGTCAACGGCGAACTTAGAACGAGATGCTAGAAACGTGGTGCGTTCAATTCTCGAAAACCCGTTCGTTGTTAAAATCTTCCAGAACGGTCTTTATGACTTGCAATACTTAATGAAAGAAGGTTATCGTCCTCGTTCGTGCCTCGAAGACACAATGCTTTATCACCACGCCCTTTATCCTGAAATGCAAAAGGGGCTGGGCTTTTTAGGCAGCGTTTATACTTCCGAACCCGCGTGGAAAACAATGCGCGGGAAGAAAATCACGGAGATGAAAAAGGATGATTAAATGCAATCACGCAAACATTCCTTTCTGGAGGCTTTTCTAAACACCGCTTCTGGATTTGTAACTTCCCTTTTGACGCAATGGCTGGTGTTCCCATGGTTCAACCTACACCCTTCACTCCAAGAAAACATCAGCCTCACCGCGATCTTTACCATTGTAAGTATTGTAAGGAGCTACGCATGGCGCAGAGTGTTCAACCATCTGCATATGAAAGGTTTGCTCTAATGCTTTCACCGCTCATCCTCTCATTCGTGCCTTTCACATATTACATCGTGACTGGTTCTGAAAAAGCGTTAGCCGTTTGGGTGCTATTTGTTGCTTGCGGCATGGTGCTCTAATGCCAATCATCGACACCTCTACGCTGCAAGAAGGCATTGTGCTCGCAGAAAACGAACAGCTTTACAACGGTCTGGACTGTTGCATCACGCATGAAGTGCTCGACGCTATTCGTGCAATCGGCCCTGCGCCCCGCATTTACAATTTCACCCGCGCGCTCCAGGCCCCTGTTATGGACATGATGCAGCGGGGCTTCCGCATTGACAGCTACGAAAGGCAAAAAGGCATTGACACGCTTACTGTCGAAATCCAGCGCCTTACTGGTTTGCTCAATCGTTTTGCTTATGCCGTCTGGGACAAGCCCCTCAAAGCCAATTCCCCAAAGATGCTGCAAGAATTTTTCTTTCAACACATGCGTATCCCCGAAATCTGGACTTCGAAGAAGGGGGAGCGCAAATTGTCCATGGACCGAGAGGCTCTTGAAAAACTCGACAACTACTTTCACGCCCGTCCAATGGTGGCAACCATACTGGCTATCCGAGACGCTGTGAAACAACTCTCCGTGCTCAACACGGAAGTGGACAGCGACGGTCGCATGAGGACTTCTTACAATGTCGCAGGAACAGAAACAGGACGCTTTTCATCCAGCACAAACGCTTTCGGCACCGGCACGAATTTACAAAACATTACTTCGTCTCTGCGAAAAATGTTTGTCGCCGACCCCGGTTACAAACTCTGCGGCATTGATTTGGAACAGGCAGAGAGTAGAGAAGTGGGATGGCTTTCGGGCACCATCTGCGGTGATTGGTCTTATCTGGACGCCTGCTATAGTGGCGACCTTCACACTCTTGTGGCAAGGACTGCTTGGCCCGAATTGGGATGGACAGACGATCCAAAGGCCGATCGTAAAATCGCAGACACCCCCTTCTACCGTCACCTCACCTACCGCGACATGGCGAAGAAACTCGGGCACGGAAGCAATTATCGCGGATTACCTCCGACCATGGCCCGACATGCCAAACTCCCCGTTGTCGTCGCCGAACAATTCCAAACCCGATATTTCGAGCGTTTCTCAGGAATACCAAAATGGCATAGATGGGTCGCCCAACAACTCCAAACCTCAAACCGCATCATCACACCTTTCGGACGAGAGCGCACGTTCTTCGGACGAGCGAACGATGACTCGACGCTCCGCGAGGCGATTGCGTTTTCACCACAGAGCGCGACGGCGGAGAGGCTGAACCTAGTCCTCTGGCGCGTTTGGAAACACATGCCTCAAGTTCAGTTAATTGCCCAAGTCCACGACGCTCTTTACTTTCAATACCCCGAACACCTTAACGAAGTTGACATCATCTCCGAGGCTCTTTCACATTTCGATCTCGCATTTGAAAAAGACGGTCATCAGTTAGTCGTCCCCGGCGAAGCGAAAGTCGGATGGAACTGGGGCAACTTCGACCCAGACTCTAATCCCGATGGTTTGGCTAAATGGAAAAACAAAAAGGACGAGCGCAGAAGAACACCTCTGCTCTCACAAAAACTTTAATAGCAATTTGCTTTTAGAAATGCAGGGAGCCTGGGGTGGACTTTGTTGATTCTTTTGTGGCGTTCACTGACGAGCGCCCGTCACCAGAAATTTTCCGTAAATGGGCGGCGATCACCACGCTTTCTGGCGCGTTAGAAAAACGTGTTTGGTGCATGACAAAAGCAGGTCCGCAATATGCGAACCTCTACACAATGCT